CAAAAAACCAAACCCTACAGCAAAAAATCAATATAAAACAGATCAAAAAAGTTTAGACGACGAACAATTTAAACAAAAGTACGGTTGGGACAAAACTGCTGAAAAGGGCGGTCTTGACGATACTCTTGAAGATTTAACTCCTCAAGAAAAAATGAATAAAATGTCTGATTTAGATGCTAAGAAAAAAGCACTGCAAGACATTCAAATGGATCCTCATACAGACAAAGATCCTGAACTTAAAGCAGAACTTGCTCGTAGAAAAAAAGAAGTAGATTCTGAGATTGAAAGATTACTAGACCTAGCAGGCGTCGATAAAAAAGAAAGTTTTGATCCCGGTTCAGAGCCAACTATTCGTGAACTGAGTGATGAAGATTTAGCAGATTTCTTAGGCGTAGACGTTGCAGAAGTTAAAGCCGACAGAGAAGGTGCAGAAGAAGCAGCAATGGATAAGAATATGGATCTAATGGGCGAATCTGCAACTGCTGGCGCCACAAGTGCAGGAAGCATTGCATCTATAGCAAATCCTCAGCTCAGTCCTGGAACTGCACGAGGTAAGAAGAGCTACACCGGAGATCCATGGGGCGGAAAGAGTGGAACTAAGTCTCCTCCGCAACCAAAACCAAAACAACCTAAAGCAAAAAATGGCACTGCTAAAAATGCACTAGATATGAAAAATAACATATTTGGTGAGAATCCAATTAGAAGATAAATACCGTATCGGAGACCAAAGGATATAACATGGACTTTAAAGCATTAATTAACAAAATTGACTCGTTAGGTAAACCTAGCGAAACTCTAACAGAATCTGTTGTAGCAGAAAAGGCTGTTAGTAAAAAGCAACAAAAATTTATGGGCATGGTGCACGCTGCAAAGAAAGGCGAAAAACCTGCAAGTAAAGAAGTTGCAGACGTTGCAAAAGGAATGAGCAAAAAGGCTGCAAAAGATTTTGCAAGCACCAAGCACAAAGGTCTCCCAGAAAAGAAAAAAGCTAAAAAAGAATCTATTGAATTTAATGCAGAAGTGTTCCGTGAAAAGTTTGAAGATCTAGTAGAAGCAAAGGCTAAACCAGATTACTTAGATATGGATAAAGACGGCAACAAAAAAGAGCCTATGAAAAAAGCACTTAAAGATGCAGGCAAAGATGAAAAGAAAGATCCAAAAGACAAGAAGACCGACGAAGCATCTTGCAAATCTAAAAAGAAGATGAACGAATCATTCGAATTTGTTAGCATGATGAAGATGGTTAAAGAAAGTGGCGGTCAGCAAGCAATTGATCCAATCGACACCGTTCTTTGGACTTGGGCTAACCGTGTTGCTAATTCTAAACTACAAGAGTCAAGCAAAGCAGAATTGTTTGCTGCTATGATTTACGAGCGTAACGGAGGACGTTTTGAAATGTACGACGTTATGGAAAAGGCACTTAACGAAGATACTAAGTAATCAATATATCCAATTTGGACAAATAAGCCAGTTAATACGTTGACTGGCTTTTTTTGTGGCTATATAATATACCTATTAACAGGAGAAAATAATGTCAAAAATCTACGGTCCGGAAGAAAAGGCAAAACTAGAACGTCTTATTAAAGAAGGCTCTAACGTATTGCGTGAAGTAGAAGATCTTAACGAAGGTCTCAAAGAAACTGTAAAAGCAGTAGCAGAAGAACTGCAAATTAAACCAAGTATCATTAATAAAGCAATTAAGATTGCACATAAAGATAACTGGAAGCAACACGAAGAAGAATGGGAAGAAATTGAAGGTATTCTTGGCATTACTAAGAACTTGCCTGGCGATAACGAGTAATGAAAAGTTACACTCCCGGCGGTTATGGTTATGTAGTAGATCAGTTGTCAGCGGCTGAACTATTTTCTATCAAAAAAGAAATTTCAAGCATACAAAAAGATTTTGTAGGCACGCCGGCGAATGATGGACTTGTTGGAAATATACGAAGAGAATTTATGTTGGAGAAGAGTCACAGTGATATTGAAAACATTGTGATTCAACGGTTAGCAAAATACGAAGAAGAATATTCGTATATGCAAAAAGTAAATTCAAACTCCATGAGTCATCCACTAAGATTAGATTCTGCCTGGGTTAACTTCCAAGAAAAGTATGAATTTAATCCTGTCCATAATCATTCTGGAGTTTTTTCTTTTGTAATATGGATTAAGATACCTTATACAGAAAAATCAGAGTATTACGCAAGCCCTGGTAAAGATTCTAAAGGAAATATGTCGGGAAAGTTTCAGTTATTGTATAGCAATCCGCTAGGACAAATTACACTAACAACATTAGATGAACATATGAAAGAAGGGAATCTTCTAATATTCCCTGCAGAAATGTACCACGTTGTATATCCATTTTATAGTTCAGATGAATACAGAATTAGTGTTGCAGGAAATTTTAACTTAGATTCGACTAGGTATAAATAGATTGATGAAGGTTTGTCAGCCATAAATGACAAGTTAGGTAGTTGTGAGCCAGAAGTCACATAAGGAGAAAAATGAGTTACGTAGATGCGTTCTATAATCGAGATCAGGACGTTATTCACGTTGTAGAACGTGATGAAAATGGCAACCGTCATTTTAAAGAATATCCTGCTCGACATATATTTTATTATCAAGACCCGAAAGGAAAATTTACATCCATTTTCGGAGATCCTCTTTCACGTGTTACGTGTAAGAACATTAAAGAACTTCGTAAAGAGCTTGCAATTTATTCAAATAAAAAACTTTACGAATCTGATATTAATCCAATATTTCGAACTTTAGAAGATCACTATCTAAATGTAGATGCACCCAAACTAAACATTGCGTTTTTCGATATCGAGGTCGATTTCGACCCTGAGCGAGGTTATGCAAGTCCCGAAGATGCATTCATGCCTATTACTGCAATTGCTGTGCATCTTCAGTGGTTAGAAGAATTAATTTGTCTTGCTATTCCACCAGAGACATTGTCTATGGAAGAAGCACAAAAAGAAATTAAAGATATTCCAAATACAATTTTATTCGATAACGAAGCAGACATGCTTGACGCTTTTCTTGATTTAATTCAAGACGCTGATGTACTGAGTGGTTGGAACAGTGAAGGTTTTGATATTCCGTATACTGTTAACCGTGTAACAAAGGTTCTCAGTAAGGAAGATACAAGACGTTTTTGTTTGTGGGATCAATATCCTAAGAAACGTGAGTACGAGAAGTTTGGCAAAACTTCTCAAACATACGACTTCGTCGGTCGTGTACACATGGACTCACTTGAACTGTATCGTAAGTTTACCTATGAAGAACGCCATACTTATCGACTAGATGCTATTGGTGAAATGGAAGTAGGTGAAAACAAAACGGTATATGAAGGAACACTCGATCAGTTATACAACAATGACTTTAAAACATTCATCGAATATAACAGACAAGATACCGCACTACTTGACAAACTTGATAAGAAACTAAAGTTTATTGACCTTGCAAATAAAATTGCACACGAAAATACTGTAATGCTACAGACCACAATGGGTGCTGTTGCTGTTACAGAACAAGCAATTATTAATGAAGCACACCGTCGCGGATTTATTGTTCCTAATCGTGTTAGACGAGATAACGAAGAGTCAACTGCTGCTGCTGGAGCATATGTTGCATATCCAAAGAAAGGTATACATAAATGGATTGGCTCTGTGGACATCAACTCACTTTATCCGTCTGTGATTCGTGCATTAAACATGGGACCAGAAACCATTGTTGGACAACTACGCCCGGATGGAACTAAAGCGTATCTCGAAACTCAAATAGGTAAAGGTAAAAGTTTTGCGGCTGCATGGGAAGGTATGTTTGGTTCTGTTGAATACTTGTCTGTTATGGAACAAGAAGTAGGAAGAGATATTACTATTGATTGGGAATCGGGTGGTTCCGATACATTAAGCGCAGCTCAAGTTTATGATTTAATATTTGAAAGTAATCAGCCTTGGATGTTGAGTGCTAACGGAACTATTTTTACATATGAAAAAGAAGGTATCATTCCTGGACTACTAAAGCGTTGGTATGCTGAACGTAAGGAAATGCAGAAACATCTTAAAGATGCTATTAAAGCAGGAAACAGTATTGAAATTGAATATTGGGATAAACGACAACTAGTTAAAAAGATTAACCTTAACTCGCTGTACGGTGCAATTCTAAATGCAGGCTGTCGCTTCTTTGACCAACGTATTGGTCAATCAACTACATTAACTGGTAGACAGATTACCAAACATATGGCTGCTAAAATCAATGAGATTATTGCAGGAGAATATGATCACGTAGGTAAAAGTATTATCTACGGTGACACCGACTCTTGTTATTTCTCAGCATACAGCACACTAAAAAATGATATCAATAATGGACATATTCCGTGGTCAAAAGAAAATGTTATCGAATTATATGATACAATAGGTGACGAAGTTAACGGAACATTTGCTAAGTTTATGCAAGACGGATTCCACTGTCCAAAGACACGAGGAGAAGTTATCGCAGCAGGACGTGAGATTGTTGCAGAGTCGGGTTTGTTTATTACAAAGAAACGTTATGCGGCACTTGTGTACGACACAGAAGGTAAGCGTAATGACGTAGACGGAAAACCTGGCAAAATCAAAGCAATGGGGTTGGATCTTAAACGTTCCGATACGCCTGTTGTTATTCAAGAATTCCTAAGTAAAGTTCTTGAAATGGTATTGCAAGGTGTTGAACAGGAAAATGTACTAGACTTTGTTTCTGAATTTAGAAACGAATTTAAATCTCGTCCGGGTTGGGAGAAAGGTTCTCCCAAACGTGCAAATAAGATTACAGAATATCAGCAAAAAGAACAAAAGAAAGGAAAGATTAATATGCCTGGTCACGTTCGTGCTAGTATTAACTGGAACACACTTAAACGTATGAACGGCGACAAATATTCGATGAATATTACAGATGGTGCGAAAGTTATTGTTTGTAAACTTAAACAAAACCCGCTAGGATATACTAGCGTTGCATACCCTGTAGACGAGTTGCGTTTACCACAATGGTTTAAAGAACTACCATTCGACGACGCAACAATGGAAAATACGGTTATTGACGAAAAGCTCAAAAACCTTATTGGCGTGTTGGAGTGGGATATTACATCCACACGTAGCGATAACAACTTTAATAGTTTGTTTGATTTTGAATAAAAATGTTCTTGATTTTTTATTCAAACCTAAATATAATAGTAACACACATGGAGAACTCTAAATGAAAGATATTTTACAAGACATCGTAAGCCATACACAGCAACTTGGCTTTCTTACTACTGTAAAGGTTACAGGAGAAGATGAAAAGACTTCTATTTTTTCAATGGCTGATGATCGATCTGTTATTGTGGAAGCGGAAACAACAAATCCTTATATCGAAATGAATGGTGTATTTGGTATGCCTAACTTAGACAAGTTAAGTTTGCATCTTAAGAATCCAGAATATAAAGAAAATGCAAAAATTAATGTTGTCACTGCTGAACGTAATGGAGAAACTATTCCAACTGGTTTGCACTTCGAAAACGATGCAGGCGATTTCCAAAACGATTATCGTTTTATGAATGCAGAAATTGTTAACGAAAAACTAAAGTCAGTTAAATTCAAAGGTGCTTCGTGGGACGTTGAATTTGAACCTACTATGGCAGGCATTTCTCGTTTGAAGTTACAGGCTGCGGCACACACTGAAGAAACTGTTTTTCAAGTTCGTACAGAAGATAACAATTTGGTATTTTCTTTCGGCGATGCTAGTTCTCATGCAGGTAACTTTGTATTCCATACTGGCATAACAGGAACATTAAAGCATACTTGGAGTTGGCCTGTAGCACAAGTACAATCTATCCTAAACTTGGATGGAAAGATTACTATGAAGATTTCAGACAACGGTGCTATGCAAATCACTGTCGATAGCGGACTTGCTTCTTATAATTACATTCTACCAGCACAGAGCAAGTAATGAGTGAAATGAATACAAACTTAACAGCAACGCAAAAAGATTATGCGTTATTCTTGCCAGCAACATCGGGATTTTATGCTTCTTTTATTGGTTATCAAAGAATGCGTTATCCGTATGTACAGCCTTCGAGAATTCCGCAGAACTTTGTTAACGATGTTGAAAGTTTGAATTTCTTAGATCCAAACAATGGACTTTTTCATTACAAGTGGGCACTGTACTCTGCGGGCCATGCTAATCTTGATTTGAATAAACAAGATGATAGAGAAGAAATGTTTAGATCCCGTCCTCGAAATGGTGACAGTTGGGTACTAGGAGATTCAGGCGGATTCCAAATTGGTAAAGGTAAGTGGCAGGCGGACTGGAAAGATCCGAACTGTCCGGCGGCACAAAAGAAACGTAGCCAGGTATTGAATTGGATGGACAATTTAATGGACTACGGAATGTGCTTAGATATTCCTGCATGGGTTTCTCGAAGCCCCGAAGGGCAAAAGGCAACCGGCATTTCTACATATGCAGAAGCAGTACAAGGAACATACCTAAATAACGAATATTTTATTCGCAACAGAAACGGCAACTGTAAATTCCTAAACGTTCTCCAAGGTGAAAACCATGCAGACGCCGATGACTGGTATAGCCGTATGAAGAAGTTTAGTGATCCTAAATACTATCCTAATGACCACTTTAATGGGTGGGCTATGGGTGGTCAAAATATGTGCGACGTACACCTTGTACTCAAACGTCTTGTAGCATTGCGTTTTGATGGATTACTAGAACAAGGAAAGCAAGATTGGATGCACTTCTTAGGTACTTCAAAACTAGAATGGGCAGTATTGCTTACTGATATTCAACGGGCTGTTCGCAAATATCACAATCCAAACTTTACTATTAGTTTCGACTGTGCTAGTCCATTCTTAGCAACCGCTAACGGACAAATGTACATTCAAACAGAGATTGAAGATCGTAAGAAGTGGTTATATAGAATGTTACCTACATTAGATAACAAACAATACGCCAGCGATACTAGATTGTTTAAAGATGCACTAATACAAGATGGTATTTTTCCGTATGTTGAAAACAGTCCTGTTTTAGACGGTGTCAAGACAAACGAAATTTGTGTATATGCTCCTGGCAACCTAAATAGAATGGGTAAGGAAAATAAAACTTCTTGGGATAGTTTTACTTACGCAATCTTAATGGGACATAATGTTTGGATGCATTTGACTTCTGTGCAAGAAGCAAATCGACAGTACGACGCAGGTCTTGTTCCTTCTATGCTTGTACAAGAACGTTTTGATAGAGTTTACTTCAGAGATGTTGTAGAAGCTATCTTTGCTACAAGCGATAGAGGAGAAGCAGACCGCATTGTTGAAGAATATAGCAAGTTTTGGATGGCCATTCCTGGAACAAGAGGTGCTGTTGGCAAACGTACTGTTAATGCTAGTACTCACTTCCATAACTTGTTTGAGGAAATAGAGCCAGACCCTGCAGAACCAGATACTTGTGATGATTTTACCGAAGAGCAAGAACACAATTTAGAACTTTTGGAAGAAAGTGTAGAATGAAAGGTTTAATTGTAGGCATGGGTATTGGCGGGCTTTATCAGTCTGTCCTTACTACACTAGGTTATGACATTATTACTGTCGACACTAATCCTGAAAAAGAAGCAGATTTCTTAGATGTTGATTCTGCAATTGCAAAACATTTAGAATTCGATACTGTACATATTTGTACTCCTAACTTTACACATAAAGAATTAACAGAAAAACTTGCACCAGTTAGCAAAATAATTTTTGTTGAAAAACCAGGTTTTAAAAATTCAAAAGAGTGGGAAGATGTGTATTCTAAATTTCCTAAAACACGTATTATGATGATTAAAAATAATATGTGGAGGAACAACATCGAAGAACTACAAAGTTTAGCCAAGGAATCAGACTCTGTAACTATCGAATGGATTAGACGTAATTGCATTCCTAATCCTGGTAGTTGGTTTACCAATAAAGAATTAGCATTTGGGGGTGTTAGTAGAGACTTAATGCCTCATATGTTAAGTTTGTTTATTGCGTTAAATCCAAATTGGAATTCAAGCGAAGCTACATTTAAAGCATCGGTACAACATTGGAAATTACAAGACATTGATAGTACTGATTATGGAGTTATTAATCCTGATGGAATTCATAATGTAGACGATAAATGCATTATTGACTTTGGCGACGAATGGCATTTGGAATCGAATTGGCGTAGCATGTCTGAAGAAAGCAGTGCTATTGAGTTTGTCAAAGACAAAAAGGTATTTCATAGGTTTGATTTAGGTTGGTGTCCAGAAGAAGCATATCTAAATATGGTGTCGTCTGCTGTAGAAAACCTAAATAATGATAAGTTTTGGAAAGAACAATATAAACAAGACATGTGGATTCACACACAAATAGAAAATATATGAACGTAAAACTTTTATATACAACAGGAAATGGAACATTTGAAGAAATGGATTGGGATAAACCCGAACCTACAGATGATGAAATTGAAGTTAAGGCTGTTATGACCGGAGTATGTCGTAGCGATATCGACATGATGGAAGGTAATTTTGGGCCATTGCCGCTATCAATGCAAGGACACGAAGGATTAGGCATAGTAACAAAAGTAGGTAGTAAAATCGATAATGTTAATGTAGGAGACTTTGTAGCAACAAGAGGTGAACCTGCTTATGCTGATTTTTACAATACTCGTAAAGATGAATATGTACGTGTACCTGCACTAGATCCTAAATATATTGTAGAACCTGTTGCATGTGGTGTTAACGTTGTTATGCAACCATACAATGAAATTAAAAATCGTTCAGGATCCCATTCAAGGTGCCTAATCTTAGGAAGCGGTTTTCTTGCATGGATTGTATACAATACATTAAACTTGCTGAATTTAGAGTTTTCCGAAATTGTTGTTGTAGGGAATCACAACAAAGACTTATGGGGGGACAAGTTGAGTTCTTCTTATGAAGGCGAATTCAACGTTGTAATTGATCTTAGTAGTAGAACAGATGTATTAGACAATATCGAAGTTAGTAACGAAGCATTGTTTGTTTTTGGTGTCCAAAAGAAGATTACATCTGATTTTGGTAACTTATTGTGGAAAGCATGCACTGTTATTTTTCCAAGTCCTAGAACTAAAAACTTTATTCATGCAATGGAATATTCTGTAAGTTGGCTAACTTCGGGTGCATTAACTATTGACAACTTCTGGACCAAAAGTTATAATAGAAGTATGGAATGGAAAAAAGCATTTGCAGACGGACTTAATCGTCCAAACGGCTATAGCAGAGGATATATTAAATGGGATTAAACACTGAAGAACGACAAAACGTTCGGTTTTTTACTGGTTATGAAGTAGAACACACAATTGCATATAACAAGTTTACTTTATTCGTTGTAGGTGTACAGCCAGTAGAAGAAATTTTAAAACTAGCAAAGCATCATAATGTAGAACAGGTGTATTTTGGTACTAGTCAAAGTTTTAATCCGAACATTCCGTCAGACCAAGAAACATATCAGCCATGGGATAATATGATTTTTGCTTGTTTAGAAGCAGGTTATTGGGTAGCACTAGATTTTGGAATTGAACATGTCGAAGGTGTTATCGAATCTGGTTATTCAGAATATGATAAATTTATTCCCATGATTAGTGCTAAAATTCCTTATATTGACCAACTCAATTATAACGCTACTCTTAAGTTAGATGATAAGACTTGGGGAGCAACCAATCCTGGTGTATGGACACATCACTTACAAAGCCTAATGAGTAAAGATAAATTTACCTATTGGGATCAATATACACAAGATGCAGATCTAGGTTAAACAATGAAATGGTTAAAACGTAAAATTCGTAATTGGCTTGAGGATGATGAATATCTTGTTACAGAATCGACAAGTATAAAACTTACAACGAATACGTTAAGTTCAGAAGGATTTAAAATTTATGTATATCGAGCAAATGGCGGTATAATTTTAGAGACATCTACATATGACAGACATAAAGATCGAACTCTTAACGGGTTGTATGTAATAACAGACGATGATCAACTTGGCGATTCTATTGCCAAAATTATTACAATGGAGAATTTAAAATCGTGAAAAGTACAGTGACTATAAGACAAGATCACCGTCCTAAAAAGTTTATTTGGGTAACCTTTCAAAAAGAAGGTATCCATAAGTATCCAGCGGCGCTGGAGGATCCTAACCTTGCAACAGGTGATGAATACGATGTAAGTTTCCTGGGGTATCCACATCGTCATATATTCCACTTTAAGGTTTGGATCGAGGTCGAGCACAACGATCGAGATATTGAGTTTATTCAATTTAAACGATGGTTGCAAAATCTATACAGTGATGCTACACTAGTATTAGATTATAAAAGTTGTGAGATGATGTCAGACGAGTTGTTTGAGGTTATTACACAAAAATATCCAAATAGAGAAATTTGGATTGAAGTCTCCGAAGACGGAGAAAATGGTTCATTCATCAAGTACTAAGAGGAAACACTACGATGAACAAGATCGCTTACAACAAGCAAGCGTACGACAAAGTATTCAACGATTTAGAAGAATACTTAGACTTTTGCCGTTTTGAGTTGCGTGAGTTTAACCCTGCTCACCTATACGACAAAGGTAACTGGAACTACAGGGCGTTTTTAGGTTATAAAGGCGGCAATTGGAAAAACAAGAAATCCAATAATAACTTCCGCCGTAACAATAAGTCACGATGAGTAAAATATTTCTAGTAGATCTAGAAGCAGTAGAAACAAGGTACACCGGCGAGTGGAAAAAACACTTGCCGGCGCTACTGCGTTCACACGGACATGATGTAGAAGTAATAGATGGTCCTGTCGATATTCCTACCGCTACTACTCCTGGCGCTTTTCTTAACTTTGGCGGCACTAACATATACAAGGCCGCACAAGTAGAAAAGATGGGTAGACTTTTCTGTAATGGAAAAGTTAACGCAGGAGATCACTTCTTATTCACAGATGCTTGGCACCCTGGCATTATTAATTTAAAATATATGGCAGAGTTGCTAGGAATACCTGTTAAAATACATGCTCTATGGCATGCTGGTAGTTATGACCCGCAAGACTTTTTAGGTAGACTTATTGGTGATGCGCCATGGGTAAGGCATGCTGAAAAAAGTTTTTACGGGTGCATCGACTATAACTACTTTGCTACAGAGTTTCATATTGAAATGTTTTGTAAGAATCTTTTAGAATACGAAGATTCTAAAATTATTAGAGAGTTTTGTCCTGATAAGATTATTCGTACAGGCTGGCCTATGGAGTATATGGGCGACACTCTTGCACTGTATAACGATATGGAGAAGAAAGACATTATTCTTTTCCCTCACAGAATTGCTCCTGAAAAGCAAGTTGAAATATTCAGGGATCTTGCAGAGCAACTTCCAGAGTATGAATTTGTTGTTTGTCAAGATAGACAATTAAGCAAACGCGAATATCATAACTTACTAGGCGAAGCAAAACTAGTGTTTAGTGCTAACCTACAAGAAACTTTAGGTATTAGTTGGTTTGAAGGCGCAGCCGTTAATACTATTCCTATGGTTCCAGATCGTTTAAGTTATAGCGAGATGGCAATGGACGAATTTAAATATCCAAGCGAATGGACTAAAGACTGGAATAGTTATCATATGCATCGAGATGCCATTGTTGAGCGTGTTCGTTACTATATGGAAAACTATAAAGACTTGCTGCCGGCATTAAACAAACAATATTATATGTTAAAAGAAGAGTTTTTTAGTTGTAAAAATTTACTGAAAAACTTTGACAAGGCCTAAATAGTATTGTATAATATAAATATAGATGCTACACAAAGGTAGCAAACTTTTACAAATAACATATCCGTGTAAGGAAGGAGAATAATATGGCATATAATAAAACAAAGACTGACCCTGTTTTGGGTCTCGAAGTTCACAA